CTCTTGTTCCGATTGCATTTGTTGCACCTGCATTTTTGTTTGAGCATCCATTTGTTTTTGCGTCATTGCAAACTGCTGATCTTTTTCTTGTTTCTTTTGTCTTTTTACTTTTAATAATTGATTGGCTAGTTTTATATTTTTTAACTCTCTAATATCAATTGCATCTTCTAAGTTAATATCATTTTTAGATAAAGCCATTTGAATGTTTTGTTCAAGCTGGGCTTTTTCTTCTTCATCAGGCGCCACCTCAATAAAAATACCAAAATCATAAATATATAAATCATTAATTTCTTCTAGTATACCTACATTGTATTTACCGATTTGCATTTTAAATTCCTCTTTGAATTCAGCGTACTGTAATATATCGGCTATTCTAATAGATAAAGCTTCGGCTATTGTTTGAGTTATATATAAACTACCATGCAATATATGTCTGGTGGCAGTATTAGAGTTTAAAGCAGCTAACTTCTGTACACCAACCAATGCGTATGGATCAGGCTTTGTTCCATCTCTAGCCTCATTAAGACCTGTTACGCTTCTAAGCATATCCATATAATGATTGTAAGTTCCAATCAAACTATTAATTTTACCTTGGCCGCTTGTTGCTGTAAGCTGTTGAATTGGAACTCTTGCGTTGTTAAACTCACCATCTTGTGTGTAACTTCTACCTACAACACTACCAGTTTGGAAATACAACCTTAACGCATCTTCAGGATTATAGGCATTGCCTGTGCCTAAATCTACTTCATTTAATCCATCTGCATCAATAAATACACCATCTGGTACGGTTCGCGCAATAACTTGTTGCAGTTTCAAGTGAGTCATTTGTATTAAATCAGCAAATGTAATCATTCGTCTAACTAATGATTCAATAATTCCCTTATACATTCTTGGGGCACAAGCAATATAGTTAGGCATTGCATGCTGTGAGGCAGACTGCGGTCTAACCATATTTTCCATTTTCTTCCATTGAAGCATTATATTTGTACCCATTACCATAACACCTTCATACCAAACATCAATTTTCTTTTCAACTTTTTCAAAGTTTCCTTCTTCCATCATTTCTTCTGGTGGATTAAACTGATCGTCTTTTTCAATAACCCTAGCGCCTCCGCCATCTAATTTCTTTTTTTTGTATACAATTGAGTTTGTAGTTTTATAATTAAAATATAATAACGTCGCAGTATCTCTATAAAAAATACTATTTTCATAAAACTGAGCTACATTATAATAATCGTACCAAGCTTGGCTATACTTAGCTATTTCTTCTAAATCATCGTTTGTAAGTGTGGGATCTATTTTTGGGAGCTCTGTCATTGGAACAGTTTTAATTTCGCCCCAATAAAAACAATCTTTAAAATACGGATCTTCTGTATAGCTGTAAACCACGTTTGCAGGATCAACGTAATCTATTTTTACGCCTTCACCTGGTAAAAAATATTGTTTAGTAATACCAATCCCCAGTACAGTAATATCGTAGTCTACTCTTTTTCTTATTTGAGAATAATGATTTTCTTCAAACATGGTATTAATAGCTTCTTCTTCCGCTATCTCAATACCAGGTTTGTAATTTAATTGCATGTAAAGAGCAAGCTCTTCATCATTGTTAGGAAGCTCATCTGGATCTGTAGCAAAAGGATTCACACCAAAGCCTTTTTGTATTTGAGTAAGAATAGGTTTAGCAACCATGTCTGCCTCTATCATGTCCTGAAATGAAGATCTATTTTCTGCAGACAAAGCATCTTGTGCATATGCCTGAACCTTAAATAATCTATCAGACATACCATTAACCACTATGTCTACAAACTTTGGGATTATAGGGACAGGCGTCCAATCTAAGTTTAAATAACTTAAATCACCATCAATTGCTAATTCATTTTTATATTTTTGAACTGATTGTTCTCCTCTAGCATACAGTCTCAATCGGTGATAGTCTCTCCATTGAGAATAAAACCTACACGTGCTACTATCTTTACGAAACCATTCGTATTGA